AGGGCAGAGAAATTGAATGGACGCACTGCTATGGTTGGATTTGTTGCTGCTGTTGTCTCTTATGCTTTCAGTGGTAGCGTATTTTTCTTTGGTGCCTTCGGATTCTGACAACTGACAATTTTCTGCTATAATAGTAGATAGATATTTCAGATATCAAACACTAAATGACAAATCCTAATGCTCTCTATGATGACATGGAGAGATTGAATGCCCTTTACGAAGAACTTTGTTGGAATCATGATGATGAATTAGTATTTCAAATAGAATATCTGACAGGTAAAGGTAGAATTATTATCAAAAACAAAACACAGGAGTAAAACAAATGAACGAAAACGCAGAACGTATTAATGGTTGGGCCGCAATGATCGGTGTTATTGCAGCAATGGGAGCATATGGATTAACAGGACAAATTATTCCGGGAGTATGGTAAATGTTAGTATTCGCATCAGGTTTGATGATTCTTTTTGTTATTAATGCAATCTTATCTGATATTGATGTTGATGATGACAATGACGGACCAGGTGGTGGATTAATGCAACCAGTTTATTCACCGTCTTCTTCTGCTTGACAAACTAAATAAATTACGGTATATTACAGGAGCATCGATGCTCCTTTTTTAATGACATGATTTTAGAAACAATCCTAGCACTAACACCCCTCGATTATGATCACTTAGCAAGAGCGATTCAAGTTGAAGCGGCTGTAAATACTTTTGATGAGTACTGTGTTGCAGTATCAATTATCAATCGAGTTAGGTCTCCTTACTTTCCCAACACTGTTGCTGACGTAGTTTATGCTCCTGGTCAATATCAAGGATTTGATTACAAGAGACCTGTTGCCAACATAAATTTGGTTAACGAATTACAATCAAATAAAGGAAAAGAAAATCTTTTAAAAGCATATAGCATTATTGGAGATAGGACTGACTTTAAAGGACAGAGTATGCTACCATATCGCGTGGTAGCAGAAGACCCAATGTGTGATCCAAAAGGCAACTTCTTTCATTACCACTGGCAATCATGACATATCCAGCACCAATTATTGCACCTTATGATGAATGGTTTAGTGAACCAATTTTAACGGAAACACAAATGGAGCATGAGAAATTGATGAAAAAATTTAGCGATGATATTGTTGTAAATATGGATGGTGGTATTGGAGGTTCCTGGGAAGTTAAATCTGAACCTGAGAACATCCATGAAGTGATGTATGATATAGCAACCAAGTGTGGAAAGACTACATTACATTTAAACCCTATTGGTGGATCGGAGAATATTCATGGTTGATGATTGGAGATATAGTAAAGAAAAACTTAAACTCAGAGAAAAATCTCTTCTTATTCTTTTGAGTAGATATGGTGTTGATCTTGACAACGAAAGAAAATCAAAGTATAGTAATCAATCTATATATGAGTGTGCCCATGACTGGGTGTCCCAAGGTAATGTAAATTGTAATGGCATTACCAAATACTACGAGGCTTATTATGCAAAAAGTAATTAATATTTTAGCAGTCCTATCATTTATAGGAACTGCAGGTATCGTCGGTGGCGGTACTGCACTATATCTTAATAAAGATTCTATTATTGAGAACGCAAAGAATAAAATCACAGCAGCAGCATCAGAAGCAATTGCTGGTGCTCTACCTGGAATGCCGGAACTTCCTAGTGCCACTGGTGGTGTTGTTGGTGGCGCTGCTAGTGGTGTATCTGTTCCCCCCATACCTTCCACAACTGGTCCCGCTCTTCCTTTCTGATTATGAAAAAAATTATTTTTAGTTTATTGGCATCCGCAGCATTAGTTGCTCCTGTCTCTGCAGATCCACTTAAAGAAAGTGAATATAATACCATGCACTCTATGGGATGTATGCTTCTTGGTGAATGTGCTGATGATGTGGTGAAAGTATACTCTATGCTTGACATCTCATCGCAGTATGATAACACTGAAGAATTTACTAGTGTCACCGGTGAGTTTCATAACATGCTTCACTCCTTGAATGAGATTGGAGTGAATGTATTCCTTTCTGACGAGAAGTATTTTCCGAAAGGACATCGTGGTGTGTATCATACTGTCTCTAATAACTTCTTTCTAAACAAGAACTTCATGGGCGATCCTGGTACACTCATGATGGTTATGCGTCATGAAGGATGGCACGCTGCACAAGATTGTATGGCAGGGACTATTGATAATAGTTTGATTGCTATTATCAAACCAGAGGATGAAGTTCCCATGATCTGGCGTGTGATGGCAGAGCGCACATATCCTGAGTTTGCTGTACCATGGGAAGCAGAAGCAGGTTGGGCAGGTAGAACTGAGAATATGACAATGAATGCTCTTGCTGCTTGTGCTGGTGGTAATATGTGGGAAATATACCCTCCCACTCCACTGACTAGAGAGTATCTAGTCAAAGAAGGATATATTTCTAAATAGAGATAAGTTGCTCTATATGGAATGCCAGAAGAAGTAAAAAAGGAAGAACCTAAGAAGAAAGGTATTCTGGGTAAATTAAAGGAAGCAGCAGATGACAAAGAAGAACAGCTTGCTATTCTGTCTACTTTTGTTAGACTTGGCATCCTTGTTTGGAGCGGTGGAATACTCACGCTCGCTTATATTAAACTTCCTCCCGCACTCGGTATTCCAGAGCAAAAACTAGATCCGACTTTTATAGCCAGCGTCTTCACCGGAGTTTTGGCTACGTTCGGAGTTCAGGCAGCAAAGAAAGCAGGAGAATCTAGTAATGGTGGTGGTGGCATTACCAAAGCAGATATGGAAAGATTGATTGCTGCTGCAGCACAAACTGCACCTGCTCAAACTATTCGTGTGGAGCAAGCACCAATTAAGTTTATCACTAATGATGGCGAACCACCTGTAAAACCTACCGTGTAATCTTATGAACTTCTTTAAATGGACTGCATTAGGAGTTGGTGGTGTTGTTGCCGTAGCACATATTGGTGTTCTAGGGCACATCATCCAAGCAACAAAAACACCAGAAGTTCCAATTATTAATTTACCTAGAGGAGATTACTCTTCTTATAAGATCAAAGCAGGTAAAGAAGGTTATAGTATAGAATATAAAGCAAATGATCCTGCTGTTCTTAATTCTGAGAGATCACTTGACTTAGATAAGAATAAGAAAGGATTCTTTGGTGGTAATAGTAGTGAGAAGAGAACTGAATATAGACGTGATGAATACACTATGGATGGAACTCGTAATATAGGAGGTGCTGTAGACGGCGAGGGAAAGTCTGCAAAAGACATAGAGTGTATCGTGGCGGACGCTGGAGCACGGAGTCAAGGTGCAATGGCAGGAACTAGTATTGCTGCTGGTATTGGTGTTCCTGCTGTGATTGGTATTCCATATGTTGGATGGTTAGCAGCTGGTTGGGTATCACTTTTAGGTGGCAGAATAGGTTCTGCTGCTGGATCTACAGTTGGTTCTATGCTTAATGATTGCTAATGAAATTTGAACTTACTATGGATGATTACACTATCATTCTCAATGCATTACACTACTATAAAAAAGTAGAAAAGAAAGGCAACTTCAAACAATACAATGAAGAACGTGTGAATAAGTTGAGAGATAAAATGGCATACCAATTAATACCTTCCAGAGATTGTAATAGACTATGAATTTATTATTACGCCCTCTTGACTATCCAAGTGATCCTGTATGGTCAGTAATTATTATGACATTTCTTGCTTGTGTATTAGCATTTGGATATATTGTATACATACTAAGAGAAGCATTTGCAGAATTAGAAAATGGCAGGACTGACACCACCGAGCAGGAAGAGTTGTTACAACTTCCGAGTGACGGAGATTAATCGTGTCCTTGATGGTGATACTATTGATGTTACAATTGATCTCGGGTTTGATCTATACAAGAAAGAAAGAGTTAGAGTTGCAGGAGTTGATACGCCAGAGAAGAGGACCAAAAACTTAGAGGAGAAAGAACTTGGGATCGACGCAACCAACTGGCTCAAAGAGAAACTGGAGAGTACTATCGCTGGTGATGATGAGTTGTCTGTTAGGACTGAACTTGTTGGTGGCACTGGCAAATATGGGCGTCTTCTTGGGTGGTTATACATTGGGGACGAGTCTGTGTCCCTCAACGAACAAATGATCGCAGAAGGATATGCTCATGCATATGATGGTGGCACAAAGGATATGAATTTAGAAGCACTACGTGAGATTCGTAGGGCACATGGTACTCTTGTTGAGTAATGATTCCAGAGATCCAATTAGGTAATATTGATATTGGAATTAATCAAGTTAGTAATTTGATTATTAATGATACACCTGACTGGTTGAAAACTCCATCACATGCAGTGCCAATATACCCACCCGTGACTACACAGGTGGGTATTCCTATTATCAACATGCCAGGATGTGTTGAGTCACATAGAGATAGTAGTGAGAATCAAACACTCAAAGATGAAGATAAAGATGGCGTCCAAATATTCTGTGATGCAGGAACTCCTAGTTTCTATCCTATTGAGTATGATCCAAATAATTTGGAGTTGACAACAGAGGCACCACCACCCCCACCTATAAAATCTCCTGAGAAAGAAGAGGATACTAAAACAGACAGCGAAGCACCACCAGCACCTAAAACTGATGCCGCATTAGCAGAGTGTCCTACAAGAGAGCAGC